CTCAGGCTCCAGCAGGACACGCCCCTGCATAAACAGGGGCATCAGCTCTGAACCTGGTCTGAACAATACGATCCCCATACGCGGGGCAATTTCAGGGGGCAGTAGTGCTCTCACGGTCACCTCAATGAACGGTATCGAGCAGCTTTAACAGCTCAGGGAACCGGGATTCGAAGAAATGCGGCTGCGTCTCGCGCGGATTTGCGGGACTGGTGATGTTCTTGCCGAACATGCAGCCTTTCGCCGTCAGCGACCAGAATTTTTTAATGTTGTTAATCGCGGTACGGCTGTATCGTTCGCGCTGTTCGACGATCCCCAGCTTCGCCATCTGGTGATATGCCTGATTAGCCGTCAGGCGGATACCATACTGTTTCAGCAATGCACTCAGTGACAGTGTCGGGCGACTTGAGCCATCGTGTGCATCAGCAGGAGCATCAATGGCATAGCGCGGTGCCAGATTCGGTAAGCCAACAGCCTCCTGGAGTTTCTGACAGGCCCCAAGCACTGAAGAGTTAGACAGGTTTAACTCCCTGCGCATAAAGTCCAGCAGAATCACTCCAGCCTGCATCTTGTCAGCAGCCTGCCCGGATAATTTTTCCGGTGCGCTGGTTACCATATCGAAAGTACGGATCACCTTCAGATGGAATGACGGGCTGATCCACATTGCATAGGCATACACCAGTTCCTTGCAGACATACGTTCCCCGTTCATTTCCCCCATGAATCACACTCACCGGGTCAACACCCAAATTCTGGGTGTTGGTCAATTCATGAACAAGCTCAACAGTCTGTTGGCTGGAAAGAAACTTTCCCGGCTCCTTGGTTCTGGCATTTGCACCAGATGCTACTGCTGCGCGATGCAAATCGTTCAGGCTGTAACGCCCATAAGCATCACGACGAACTTCAATACCATCAATGACCATCAGATTATTCATACTTCGTTTCTCCTCTTGATCAGGCGGCTGCACCCGCCGTTTTCTCGTACTTACTGATGGTGATCTCGACCTTCCCTTCCGGGATAACCGGTCCCCACTCCACCAGCATCCTTTTCACCTGACTGTCGTCTTCCCACACACCCGCGTGGGTCAGGGCGTCAAACAGTGCCTTGTTATAGTTGTCCAGATCGCGGATCCGGTTGTCCGGTGGAAACAACACGATCTCCACTGAAGCAGGTGCCGACGTTGGTTTCGGCAGACGACGTAACTGCTCAATGATGGCGGCACACGCCGCGCCCTGGAATTTGCGTCCCGCCGTGCTTATCAGGCTCTTACCAGCAAACGCCCCTTTGTTGGGGTGTCGCCAGTACGTGTTCACGCTGGGCGGAAACGGCAGAATCAGCTTCATACTTTCAGGCCCCTCTCATGTAACCAGTGGGCTGCACGCAGCCTGGCGTTTTCCTCACCGGCAAGCAGTGAGCGGATAATCCCGACCGCCTCGCTGTCGTCGTCCTTCACCGCGGTATGAAGCGTGATGCCCCGGGCCACGCCACGCTTTATCGTGATGACGCCTTTTTTCTCCAGTGCGCGAAGATGCTCCACTGCTGCATTCACTGAACGGTATCCCAGCATGGTTGCCACCTCCTGATTGGTTGGCGGAAAGCCACGCTCTTTCTGGTAAGAAATCAGCATATCCAGCACCTGCTGCTGGCATTGAGTTAACGTCGTCATGCCGCCATCTCCCTGACAAGTTTTTCTGCCTGCTGGCGAACCTGCGCCAGAAAGGCCTCACCACATGCCTCAAGTTCATCGCGCCCGATGTAGCTGATTGCCGGTCCCTTCCAGGTCTTGTCGAAAACAGCAATAGCACCAGCGAAGAACGCTCCTGTCGGCACCTGCTTCTCGTCTTTCGGGATAAACCAGACAGGCAGTTCAAAACCAATACGCCCGCGAATAAAAGCAATATGATCTGCATCTTCCGGCCACCACACTTCGCTGGTGGCAGCTTTGATCAGGAAAACATAGCGCCCGCCTTTATCACGCATGGCACTGGCATGCTTCATGATGTAACGCATGCCGGTGATGTATTGCCCCTCATGCTGACTGGCGCGGCTGTATGGGGGATTACCAAAGGCAGCACCTTTAAGCTCCGCAAGACGTTCAGACCAGTCATGCGCCAGCGCGTTGTCTTCCGCAGTGTAATAAGCGGCACATTTGGCGTTATCACCATCAGTGAACAGATCCAGAACAAACGGGCCAAACAGGGTGTTAATTCCCCAGAAAATGTTATCCGGCGTGCGCCACTGATCGCCCACTTCCTTCAGTTCATGGGCTGGTTTGTTCCGCAGCTCCACCAGCGCCTGGCAATATTTATTACTCATTAAGCCCCCACGTAATTCCCTGACAGATACCACTCTTCACCCGATGCAGCGCGCTTGCTGCTTTTCCGTAAGCACCGCTCACGACGCGCCAGAAAATTGTTTCGTTCTGGCTGGGAGTGGCTTTCACGGAATGCCGCCATCCACACCGTTGCAGCACGACGGTATAAGCCCCTGGACTCCAGTTCTTCCGCCTGGCGGGTCAGGCACAAAATCACCCGGGGATCGTTAGTGCCGACATAGAAATTGCGCACAGGTCTGGTTTCACGAACTGGTTGTGGTTCCGGCTTCTGCGCTCTCTCAGTCAGGCGTGGGAAATGTCTGCGTGTATCTCCTTCACAACGGTGAGCTACACGCCCACTCTGACGTAACTTGCTTGCTGACTGCAGAACGCGCTGCCGTGAGTAACCTGCAAAAGCATCCGCAATGTCTCCGGAAGTACACCCCGGATGGGCTTCAATGAATTTCTGAACTTCATTCAAAAGACTCATGATCACCCCCTGAATCCTGCCGGGATCTGGCTGTAGTCCACGTTGTCGTAACTGGATTTGAAGTACGGGTCTTCGCGTTTTTCGGTGTACGTGCTGACGGACGGTGATAAGCGCAGGGAAAGCTCATCCCATTTTTCCCGCAACTTCGACGGGCTGAGCACGTTACGGCACCAGAACGGATCGCGGCTGACGCGGCTGTACATCTCGCAGATTTGTTTGTGAGTACGACCATCCTGCACACACATCAGGCGAATTTCGTTTGCCCAGGCTGTCCAGTTCGGTTCTTTGGGACGAACCACCTCGCCGTCACATTCGGCGGCCTGCTCGTACAGGGCGATGATTTTTTTCCAGAGCCACTGTGCGCAGGTCAAATCATCCTGCGTTCCCCACTGGCGCTTTTTAGGGCTGAATACAACCGCATCAGGATGGCGAGTTAAAAACTCCTGTTCAGCCGTCTGCGTGTCCGGTTGCGAAGCGTCCGGACGAGAAGTATTTTTATCTGACGGATCATGTTTTGATTTTACTGACGGATCCCCGCCAGATTCTGACGGGTGAAAACCCGCTTTTTTGCCAGATTTCGACGCATCAAATTTTGACGGGTCAGATTTTGATGCGTCAGATTTTGACGGGTCAGAATCTGACAGTTGAGAAAATGCCGCTGCCTGAAGCTTCGCAACGTTAAGCTGATAAACATTCGACGCATTGCGGTTACCCTGGCGACGCGCCTTACGCGTTAACCAGCCTTCTGCTTCCAGCCGTGCGATAGCCGTTCTGACGGTACTCATCCCCGCGCCAATCTGGCGGGCAATGGTTTCAATTGATGGCCAGCACACACCTTCGTCATTACTGAAATCAGCCAGGCGGGCCATAATTGCCACGCTGGATAACTTCATGCCTGATGCAGCGCAACCATCCCATACATAGCCGGTTAATTTAGTGCTCATGACCGACCTCTATTTCCCTGAATTTACGACGAAACTGTTCGAGCGGACTGAAGCATTCATGCTCATAACCTTCGCGGAGGTAGATAACCCGTTGTGTTTCCGGCTCCCAACGAATGACTCTGACGGGCACTCCGTAGTGATCTTTGAACCAGCGGTTAACTTGTCGCAAAGGACTGTCTCCTTCTGCCGGTTGAAATCACCCACAGCCCACTCTGCAAAGCTGTGGGTTACAATTTCCCTGTCACCTGGTACATTCACTGCATAGCAATATTCCACCTTCGCTTTTCCACCCGGTACAGGAAGCGCAATCAGTTGCGAGCGACGGTAGTGTGTTGTTAAACTGTTCATGCGTTAGTTTCTCCACAGTCACGACACGCCACGGCGCCCGGAGCTGCACACTCGCGGGCGTCATTACTTTCTGAAACGCAAAAAATTTTGTAGACCAGTGCTGCATGCTCCTGCAGCTTCGAAATTGACAGGTACAGCTCGTCGTTAATTGCTGTCTTCTCATGCGGTTCCACCACACCGTCTTCGATTGCCGAACGAATCTGTTTGGAATAACTGCCAATCTGTTCAATGACTTCCAGCAAGCGCTGGTTAATATCGGCGTTGTCCACATCCTCGATATCAGGAAGAGACACAAAGACGCCATTTGCAGACTGCGCCACAGCGTCAGCAATGAAGTGAGTGCCACCAGCACGTTGCAAAATCATTGCCCATCCCAGCGGGAAAATCTGATCGCCATCTGCACGAAGGCGGTTAAATAATGCGTTCTCTGTTACATCCAGCCAGTCAGCAGCCTCAGCATAACCACCCGGCAACGCCGCGATAGTTTTTCTGACCGCTTTCACATACCACTCAGGCTGTTTTTTTACTTTCCAGTGATGCTTACCCACGGTTAGCCTCATCGTTCTGTGGTTAAAAATTGAAGGTCTTCTGCTAATCTTTCGGATAGATATCCGGTCTTAAGTCAGATTTCGTAATTGCTCCTGATGTGCATTGCTCAAGTTTTTTAGCCAGTACAAAGCTGGCTTTTTTATAGCCATTGAAAACCAGCCGTAAGTAGCCAGGTGTTGAACCAACTTTTCCGGCCAAATCGCCCTGCTGTTCTTTGGTTAAAGAGTTCCAATACGCTTTCATACAATATGTACCCCCGGTATACATATTACATGATTGAAATGAACCTTCAAGATACTTGTACCTTAACGGTACAAAGGTTTTAATTTCGTTATGAAAACAGTCCATGACATCCGGCGGTCTAACGCCAGAAAACTGAGAGATGGTGTTGGCGGGAATTCTTCCTTTGCCACCATGATTGATCGCGAGCCAACCCAAACCAGCAGGTTTATGGGGGATGGCGCCACTAAAAATATCGGTGACAGCATGGCACGGCACATCGAAAAATGCTTCGACCTGCCTGTCGGATGGCTTGATCAAGAACACCAGACAACAAACATCACAAAAAAACCTGATGTTTCAATCACTAACAAACAAATTACGTTAGTTCCTGTCATATCATGGGTACAGGCCGGAGCATGGAAAGAAGTTGGTTATTCTGAGGTTGATTTGAGCACAGCGGAAACGTATCCCTGCCCTGTACCCTGTGGCGAAATGACTTATATCTTGCGGGTGATTGGTGATTCAATGATTGATGAGTACCGCCCGGGAGACATGATTTTTGTTGATCCTGAAGTCCCTGCTTGCCACGGTGACGACGTTATTGCGTTGATGCACGATACAGGCGAAACCACCTTCAAGCGATTGATAGAAGATGGAACACAGCGTTATCTCAAAGCATTAAACCCAAACTGGCCTGAGCCTTACATTAAGATCAACGGTAATTGCTCTATAATTGGTACAGTAATTTTCTCAGGAAAACCAAGAAGATACAAAATCAAAGCCTAATCAATGTTATGAACCTGCTTCGGCAGGTTTTTTTATACTTGACAATGTACCTTTGAGATACATAATGTACCCAAAAGAAACATGAAGCAGGCAAGATTCAAACAAAATTTGGTTGTAACACGGCGTATGGCACATGCGTCGTTAGCGGTCTGGAGACGTTAAAGGGGACAATCCACTCCTTGCTCGGGCAAACAAACCAGGTAGCCGGAATGTGCAAGTCAATGAGGATGCTGATAAGACGCCTAACCAGCGTGGCGATTCGGTTTGACGCCTGGGAAGAGACCAGGGTGCAACGATGAGGGCATTTATGGAACCGCGACAAAGTGTGGTGCCGTAACTGGCTAAGTGCTCTCTGCGTTGTGGTAATCCGCGAAATGGCGCGGCGGTAAGTATGGCGGGGTTACTCTTTCCCCGTTGAGGACACCGGGTTGTCAGGTTGACCATACGCCTGAGTGACAACCCCACCACAACTGCCATTGCTTTGGCGGTACCAGTTTTTTCCTTAGTCCTTTCTGGCACCGCCCTTTTTACAAAACAGAGAAGAGCATCACCGGACGATGGGCTCATAACCCAATCCATCCGGCAGTGACTACCGTAGGTGTTCTTCTCTGTTTTGTGGAGAAACTAACCGCCCCTGCGGGGGCATTTATGGAAACGTAATTGACTCAATAATCGCCGGATGGCGAGGGATTCTTGCAACCAAAATTCAACGCGGTGCAGCGCATATAACGTGGAGAACGAAATGTCATTTATTAAAACTTTTTCCGGGAAGCATTTTTATTATGACCGGATAAATAAAGACAACATCGATATTAACGATATCGCGGTTTCCCTTTCAAATATCTGTCGCTTTGCAGGACATCTTTCACACTTCTACAGCGTCGCCCAACATGCGGTTCTTTGCAGCCAGCTGGTACCGCAGGAATTTGCTTTTGAAGCGTTAATGCATGATGCAACAGAAGCGTATTGCCAGGACATCCCCGCTCCACTGAAACGCCTTCTTCCTGACTATAAACGGATGGAAGAAAAAATAGACGCCGTAATCCGTGAGAAATACGGGTTACCTCCTGTTATGAGCACGCCAGTGAAATATGCCGATCTCATTATGCTGGCAACCGAACGCCGCGATCTCGGGCTTGATGATGGCTCTTTCTGGCCTGTACTGGAAGGCATCCCGGCAACAGAGATGTTCAACGTGATTCCAATGCCACCGGGCCATGCCTACGGGATGTTTATGGAACGCTTTCACGAGTTATCGGAGTTACGCAAATGCGCATGAATGTTTTCGAAATGGAAGGGTTTCTTCGCGGGAGATGTGTACCACGAGACCTGAAAGTGAATGAAACGGATGCTGAATACCTGGTGCGTAAATTAGATGCGCTTGAAGCTAAATGTGCAGCACTGGAAAACAAAGTAATACCAGTGTCAGCTGAACTGCCACCAGCAAATGAAAGTGTTCTGTTATTTGATGCTAACGGAGAAGGCTGGCTGATTGGCTGGCGTTCTCTCTGGTACACATGGGGGCAAAAAGAAACCGGAGAATGGCAGTGGACATTTCAGGTCGGGGACCTTGAAAACGTCAATATCACTCACTGGGCAGTAATGCCGAAAGCACCGGAGAATAAGAAATGAGCGTGATAAAAACTCATACAGGAATTGTTATTACCCGAAACGGTCCGCAGGTAAAAAAACTGCACCAGACAAAGCGGATGTGGGTCGTCGGAAAAAACGAGTTTTACCACAAAGAAACCGGACGCCGCCACTTTGCAGAAAATACGCGCCGCCGACTGCTCCTGGACAGCATCAGGCCAATTAAACAGGTAGCAACCATAGAACAAAATTAATTATCAGGACTGAAATTTGATATTACTGCCCGTGTGCAGCGGGTTAAGTGGAGAAACAGCCATGGCAAAACTAATGAAAGCGAGCCAATGGGGACGCCGTGAATTCTCTAATGGCTCAATTCCTGACAACCGAACGATAAAACGCTGGGTCGAGAACGGTCTGCTCATGGGGCGTATCGTGGACGGTTCTGTTTTTGTCTGCGAAACAGAAAAATGGGGAGTCGACTCAATGGTTAGTCAAGCTGTTCGCAAGTTAATAAATGAGGGGTGACCATGGCGGCAAGGCCACGTAAAAAAGAATACAGACATCTTCCTGATTATCTGATTTTTGATAAAGATCGAGGTGTTTATAAATTCACACTTATTACCGGAAAGAAGAAAAATATAGGTAAGGATAGGGCAATAGCCATTGCAATCGCCAGAGAGTACAACCTGAGGATGCGACCAGAATTATCTCCATCAGTAGATAATCTTATTAGAGAATCTGGCGGTGTTATCGGAGAAGCAAAACCATTTGCTGAACATGTTGATCACATAATGGCCCGAATTATCGAAGACGAACGTCCTTCCCAGAGCACCTTAGATGACTGGAAAAATGACGCTCTACGCGTAAAAGCGTTTTTCGTAAATGTTCCGGCATGCGATATCGAACTTGAACACGTTAATACCTACATCAACAAATATCATGCCAGCGCATCCGCAAATGTGCAGAACAGAAAGGTCAGCTTTCTTAAAAAGTTGTTCTCTTATGCGGTCGATGAATCACTAATGCTGGATAACCCGGCCATCAGAAAAAAAATGCGTAGGACTGATGAGAAGAAAAGACGGCGCCTGTCACTCGAGCATTTTATAGCTATCAGGCAGGCCGCTGCACCATGGTTAAGAACAGCAATGGACCTAGCATTGCAGACTACACATGCACGACTCGAAGTATCGCGAATCCGTTACTCAATTCGCGAACCTAAAGACGGTATATGTGGATGTGTCTGGTTCGAACAACCACAAAATGGCATATATGGGACGCTTTACATCCACAGGCAAAAAGTGCAACAAAAAGAGGCGTCACACGTTGCAATACCAATTGGTGAAGAGTTGAAACGGATAATTGACGATAGCCGAGATAATGTGGCCAGTCCGTTTGTCGTTCACAGGATCCCAGAACGCCAAGTTAAACGCAGCAAAGAGGTTTCACATCCTACTCAAGTTGCACCGGACTATTTGAGTAGGTCGTTTTCAGCTACACGGGACAAACTAGGTTTATGCGACAATCTACCAATGGATGAAAGACCAACCTTTCACGAAATTCGAGCACTAGCAGCGCATCTATTCGATCAGCAGGGTATCGATCCACAAGGACGAATGGCGCACAGCGATGCGAAGTCAACCAAGATCTACACGCAAAATCATATAGATTGGGTTGTCGTTCCCCATGGAGAAATTAAAGCCAGCTAATAATAAATTACTCCCTTTATTGCTTTAGTATAAAGCAGAGCAAACCAAATTGGACGGGTTGCTCTGTGTTGGAAGTTGAGGAATGTATTAATTTCAAAGTGAGTAATTGGAGAGTTCTTCAATCATTGACCGATAATGTATACCGATACTATCGGCAAATTTTTCGCCCATCCCCTCAACTGACGCAATTAGGCAGTCTGTAGCAACCTTCAGGGATATTATGACTAAGCAGATGTCAGCTTCACTGGGTGCACCATGACCGCTAAATTCATCAATCCTGTGGATAGCCAGTGGCAATGGATGAGCCAGATTTGATAGTAACTGGTGATGTAGTGCAATGTCGGCTAACCGCGGGCAGCGAGCTTCGAACTCAGCTTTGGTATAATACATTTCGGCCCTGTTTTTGAGACTATTCTTTTGTTCTTTAGATAGTGAACTATAGAATTCATGGTTCACTATCTCCTCCTGCTGCTTTGGTATGCCGGTGAAAAACTCCTCCAGTGATTCTTCAGATTCACCAGCCTTCAGTCTGATATCACGCCATTTAACATTTCTGTCTTTCTGGAAAATTCGAAAACGAAAGTCAGCCTCCGCTTCCGAGACCGTTTCCGTTCCGTAATAAAAAAGCGCCTGAAAATTTTCCATCACACTTCTGGACACAAGTGCGATAGTGGTTACATCCCATACTGTATCATCGGGATTAACTCCGTTTCGCAGTACTGGTAGTAGTTTCTTAAGACTATGCGCAGTCAACACTTGACGAGTGAAAATATTTGCAGCCCGTATTCCCCTGCCGTCAGTCTTAATTCCGCTTTGATTCAGTGATATGGCCGCGGAAATTTCACAAGCGCGGCAGAAGATCTTATAAAGGCTAATGTAAGACCTCTCAACCTCAGTGTGTTCTCGGAAACGAATGTTACTGCCTTTTTTAGTTCTTTTTTTCATTATCCAGCCTCTAGTAGTTTATTCTGGCATTATGTCACACAACTCTTCGAAACTATTCAAACATGGGGAGAAACCACCATGTAAGCCATTGAAGTATATAGAGCAGATTATGTCGAAAAAGCACTGTTTGTTTATACATGCAAATGGTACTTCTAACCAGCAATAGCGCGGCTCTCAGCGTTTTACAAGCGGCGTCATGGGGTGTCGGGGGTCGGAGGTTCAAATCCTCTCGTGCCGACCAAATCGCCCACCGGATATCACCGGAAAGCACCGGATAAGACAGGGATAACCCGCTAATCACTTGATTGGCGGGTTTTTTTATGTTTTTTAGTCACCGAACATCACCGGATTTATAAGCTATCAGCCGGATTTTTTAGTTATACGTTTAGTTATACGGGCTGACGTATAACTAAAGCCGTATAACTAAAACCCTGTTTTTTCGTGTGGAATCATAGACATATGGCGAGAAAAACACACCCATTAACCACAGTGCAGATCAAAGCAGCCAGACCAGCGCAAAAGGAGTACACCCTGCAGGACGGCGGAGGGCTTTTTCTCCTGGTCAAACCGTCTGGATCAAAACTCTGGAGATTTTCCTACTACCGACCATCGGACAAAAAAAGAATATTGCTGAGTTTTGGATCGCTTGAAGATGTTTCCCTGGCTGATGCCAGAAAACGCCGTAGCGAGTACAGGACGTTAATCAGTGCCGGAACTGACCCGCAGGACCACGAGAGGCAAAAAAGAGAGACAGAGGCCCGAAGACAAGGGAACACGTTCGAAAATGTGGCGGCGGCATGGTACCAGGTGAAAATCAGCCAGAATCTGGCCCCCAACACGATTAAAGACATCTGGCGTTCGCTGGATAAATATGTATTCCCGTTCATCGGCAACACGCCAATAGATACCCTCACCGCCCGAAGGTTCGTTGAAGTGCTTACCCCCATCAAGGAGCGCGGCAACCTGGAAACACTCAAGCGGGTTTTACAGCGCGTTAATGAGGTAATGGATTACGCCGCCAACAGTGGGCTGATTGATGCCAATCCGGCTATGAATGTGCGTAAGGCGTTTCCCTCACCTGTAAAAAAACATATGCCAACAATCCGCCCCGAACAGCTGCCCGAGCTTATGCAGGCTTTATCAGTATCGGCAACAGAACGGCAGACCAGATTACTGATTGAATGGCAGTTACTGACCGTAACCCGTCCCGCCGAAGCGTCATCAACGCGGTGGGATGAAATCAACCTGGACGCGAAGCAATGGACGATACCTGCCGGACGCATGAAGATGCGCAGGGATCACGTTATCCCGCTTTCCGGTCAGGCTATGGCGGTGCTGGAGGCCATGAAACCAATCAGCCACCACCGCAATTACGTTTTCCCAAGTCTGAAAGACCCACAGCAGCCGATGAACAGCCAGACAGCTAACGCAGCATTGCGGCGTATGGGATTCGCTGGCGTGCTGGTGTCTCATGGATTACGCGCCATATTCAGCACAGCAGCGAACGAGGAAGGATTCGAGCCGGACGTAATAGAGGCGGCACTTGCCCACGTCGACACCAACGAAGTTAGACGGGCATACAACCGGAGCAACTACATAGAAAAACGCATCGTGCTGATGCGCTGGTGGGGCGAATTTGTCGAGGCTGCGGCGACGGGCGTAACCCTCGCCAGTGGTAAAAGGGGTATCCGAGCCGTGTAGCTGTACAGAAAACCAGTAAAAACTACGAAAACCATGTAAAACCGTCGTATAATTGCATCAAATTTAACGACAAGGCCGTGAAACATGAAACCGTTAAGATGCAAAAAAATATCAGATGCAATTGCGACGGGCTGCAACTGGCCCTGATGGTTCAGCATGAATTTTGGTCAACCTACGATCCGGAGGACAGGACGACGGCCCCATCAAAAAAACAGGTAGTAGATTTTCTGGTATCCCGTGGCGCTTCCAGAAATCTGGCGGTAAGTATTGATAAGGTCGTACGTCCGGCATCTATGAAGATCGGAGGCAGGCCCAAAAAATGGCGGTAACAATCCTGGAAGCGGCAGAAATGCCGCTTTTTTTATAATTCCATTTCAAATCATCAATATAAAAAACGGTGTATACCGTTTAAAAACGGTGGGAACTGTTTTTACCCATATCCGATGATTTACCGTATTTGTCACCGGAATACACCGGATTCACAAGGTAAATCACGATGGAAGCAATCAGAAAAATTATCTTTCGCCAGGAAGTAAAAAAAATTATCCACATCAAGGCAGACAGCACGCTGCAAAGCATGATCAACGCCGGAGAATTTCCGCAGGGTTTTCGCGTTGGTTTACGCCGTCGCGGATGGTATGAGGATGATGTGTTGGCCTGGCAGAAAGAACGCGAACAGGAAGCACGCGGAACGGCTGCTTAACGGGTATCACAGATATGACAAACACGAAAAAAGCGGCCCCGATAAGGAGCCGCCTTTCTGAACAATTTACCTGCCGCGCAAAAAATGAATCTGAGCAGGGGAATTATATCAACCGTGTGACGAAGCTCCACAATTGCCGGATAACAGGCAAAACAAAGGCCACCTGTCACGGTGGCCAATGTGATCAGTGTGGTGGCTTGCTGGTGGGCTATTCCTGCTCTTTGGCTTTGCGCCGCTGGAGTTCTTCACGCGCAACGGCGACGAGTTGCCCGATCTCCTCGGCAGCTTTGACACCGATTTTTTCCACCTGCGCCAGTGCATCGAGCGAAGAAACTAGGGGATTTTCTCCTCTTCCTTCTGCCTGGCGGCGGGCGATCTCTCCGCGTACAGCCGTAACTATAAAATTCGCTTTAGTTTCCCCCGGCTGTAGGGATGCCTCAATGCCACTCACTACTTCATGTGGAAATCTGGCATTCAGTTGCTGTGACTTATTGTTAACAGAACTCGTGGACATGTTTGCACCTCCGATTAATAACGTGATGCAGTGTAATACAAAAGTGAATACCAAAAAAGACTTGAAATGTTATTCACCAAAACGTAATCTGAATACCACAAGGGCTGATACATGCAATTCAGCAATTGAAACGACGAAGCCCCGCACTGTTGGAGCAGTAACGGGGCTTCTAACCACAAACCGTTATGAGAGGTAGTTTTATGGCTGTAAGACAGCATACCCCACGCCTGGCGCACACACAAACGGCCTTTGTGTGGCGTTTTATCGCCCTGAGCACTGCACAACCGCGCGTGATTACCATCGAGGCCACCAGCGAACAGGAAGCGCGTCAGCAATCTCCTGATGGCTGCGTGATGGTATTGGCCTCCAGATTTCATCATCGCTGTTTGTTTTTTGTCTGTCTCTCCTCGGGGTATGGGGTTGTGCCGTTCCAGCGTATGCGGGGCCGTTCACTGATGAAGCGCTCAAGCGGGAAATTATCGGATGGCGCGGGGGGCCGTACCCGTCGTTCCCGCCTCCGCTGGCGTACCACGCTGGCTTCGGTAATTTCCCCTGATTCGTTTATTTTCATAAAGAGTTACCTCCGTGCTCATCTGCTCTGGCGTTTTCTGTTTCTGATGAAGACTTACAGCGGTAGCGGCGTATCTTATTTTAAGATTTGGTTTAATTTCTCGTGTCTGGCTTTAATGACGGCGCGTAATAATATCTGTCGCTGCTTTGTGTTTACGTCCAGAACTGTGGGGGATAATATGGATTTGTTCATGGTGCTCACCTGTAATGCATTGCGTCGTGATGCCTCATATCACGGCGGCGGTTATCGTTTTGTTCGGATTCGTCCCCTGATGAAATCCTCAAGCGGAAAATGTTCAGGGCGAGGTAATTCAGGAGGGACAGGGTTATTACTCATGCGCTCACGTTCCCTTGCGGCGCGTGCAGCATTCAGCTTTTGCAGGAGCACATCAAACGGCACCCCCTTATCATTCATGGTCCCCCCTGTATATCCGTTGTTAACTGATGGTTACAGGTGCATTTTTCGCACAAACTATTTAATCAACACATCCGACCACATTATCAGAGAGCCGGAATATACAGGGGCAATAATCCCGCATTTGCTGGCCTACGCACAGCTTACCGCTGATATGGCACTGAATGAGGCCAAAGCCATCCTGATTGCTGATTGTGAATATGGGGTTATGCGTGATGATCGTTTTAATGCCCTGAAACAGGAATTTGATGGCACACCGGAAGATACAGATATTGCGCTGTTATGTGTTGCTGACATGGTAAAAGCTGCATGTTTTTTACTGGAAACCGCCGAACATTCAGGAACGGGTAGCGATATTCTCAATATTGCGTCGGACTATGCTGAATATGTGGCAGAGGCGCGTTACAGAAGAAAATTCCAGGAGGTGGTTAGCCATGAATAATCATGAAGCGCACTTACCTGTAGTGCTTAATGTGCCATCTGATTATACGGGGCGCGTTTTGATATTCCTGGATAAAGGGAAAGTGAAATCGCAATGCCGCCTTAGAAATAATGAGGTTATTGGTTCTCTGGCTTTTTTTTCTGAAGCCTGTATTCGCGCCGGAATAAAGCCGGAATCACTGACAGGAAAATAAAACCATGAAAAAGAAAAATTCTGGCTTTACTGCCAGCGGCCCCGCTCGGCCTGAAATCCGTCCCGGCGATATTTTCCGTGATAACTACGGCGGTACGGTAACGATTAAAGGCGTGGCAGAACGGCGCATCACTTACCGCCGTGATGGCTACGAATATGACTGCGTGATGCCTGTTTATCAGTTCCGGCGTGATTTTTCTCTGGTACAGGCAGCGCCCCGCAGTAAACCAACCAGCAGGGAGAAAGCACGCGCCAATATTCAGAAGATGAAAACCATGATTAACGGATTCAGGGATAAAAAATGAAACTGGCACCGAACTTAAAAAAACAGCCACACAACAAAATGACCGAAGTCATTATTTTTGCAGGTAGTGATGCCTGGGCGCACGCAAAACAATGGCAGGAACAGGACGGGCGACTTGCTGGCGATAACGTCCCGCCAGTATGGCTGGGAGACAGTCAGCTTGACGAACTGGCAGACCTGAAAATTATCGACGATGGTCGCTATTGTGTCCGGCTGTACAAGGCAGGCCACATCAAGCCATCAAATATTAATGCCATCGGGCAAAAACTGGCGGCGGCAGGTGTACGGGATGCGAGTTATTACCCCGAGGGAATGCACAGCCAGAAGCGGGAGGAATGGCGCGACTACCTGCAACGGATCCGCGAACAGGCAGAGCGCGGGGAAATACTTACTGATGAGCAATACAGCCAGCGAAAAACCACGCTACCCATGAGCATTGGATCTGCAGGATACGACACACAGCTTGATTATGTCGTTAAGGGCGTGATTCCGGCTAATTCATTGTGCAGCACATACGGTGCGAGCGGTTCCTATAAATCATTCCTTGCGTGTTCCTGGGCGTGTCATGTTGCCACGGGGCGCCACTGGGGAGGCCGCAGGGTGGCGCATGGTTCGGTGATGTATGTTGTCGGTGAAGGTGGCATTGGTGTCCCCCGTCGTATCAAGGCATGGGAAATCGTTAATGATGAACGGGTGAAAAATCTGTACCTGGTAAACCGCCCGATTTTTCCGGCAGCCCCGCTTGATGTTGATGAAATGGTTATCGCTTCCCGCCAGGTTGAACGGGAAACGGGTAAACCGGTACGCATGATTATTCTGGATACGCTGGCGCGTTGCTTTGGCGGTAATGATGAAAATGACGCGCGGGATATGGGGGCGTTTATCCGTGGATGTGACGACCTGAAACGACGCACAGGGGCCACGGTGCTGGTGGTCCACCATTCCGGCAAGGATGAAACAAAGGGGGCGCGTGGTTCCAGTGCATTTCGTGCATCTCTGGACGCTGAATACCGTATTCGCCGAGAAGGTGCAGACAGTAAAGCCCTGGTTATATCCTGCACCAAAATGAAGGACGCGGAGGAACTGAAAGAGGCCGCCTACGATTTACGCGTGGTGGAGCTTTTTACCGACGCTGACGGGGAGTTAATCACGTCGCTGGTGGTGGTTGATAAGCCGCGCTCTCCCGTTGAACTGGAGCGCATCGAGGAGGCAGGCAACAAGACGGAAAACCATACCGCGCTATGGCAGTGCATCAGAACGCGGACGGCACACAAAGAGCCATGCACTATCGCCCTTCTCCGCGACGATATGAAAAAGCTGGGGTATGAGATGAAGCACTTCCGGCGCTGGCTGTCCAAGCTGGAAAAAGACGGCGTGATTTGTGTCGATGGGGATGATGTTTACCCACTGTAAAAAGTGGGTAGTAAAAGTGGGGAGAGTGGGGAATTTAACAAAATTGAAACATAATTCCCCACTTTCCCACCTGTATATATCCAAAAAAGTGGGGAGTAAAAAACGCAATGAAAAACAAAGCATTAGATTCACTCAAAAAACGAGGTGGGGAGCAAGTGGGGAATTTAAAAAGTGGGGAGCAAAAGTGGGGAGTGGTGGGGAATGAACAGAAAAACCAGAGATAAGACAGCGCCAAAATATAAAGCGTTAGACATGACAGAGCACGCCTTAAAGGTGGCAATCAGAACGATAGACCGCCACGCGGGAGAAGGATACGCGAAAGCACATCCCGAACTGATAAGCGCATTCATGACAACGGTAGCGGCAAATTTTGCCACGCTGACAGAACGGGAGATTGCCGGAGCGGAACAGGTGACAACCATCAACGTTAAAACCGGAGAGCATACAGCATGACAGCACAGATAGCGGCTTACGGGCGGCTGGTGGCTGACCCGCAGTTAAAGACCACCAGCAAGGGGACACAAATGGCGATGGCGAGTATGGCGGTCCCCCTTCCGTGCAGCCAGGCAGATGACGGAACGGCGACGATGTGGTTATCTGTGCTGGCGTTTGGCAGACAGGCCGAAGCACTGGCAAAGCACCGCAAAGGTGAACTCCTGAGCGTGGCGGGTAACATGCAGGTGAGCCAGTGGACCGGACAGAACGGGGAAACGCGGCAGGGCTGGCAGGTTATCGCAGACAGCGTAATCAGTGCGCGTGCGGCACGTCATGGCGGGAACAGACGCAAAACCACAGGCACACAGGGGAATGAGCCACCAGCGGGAGGCGATGACCCCTACGGAGATGATATACCCTTCTGAATCAGGCGGGGAGCAACATGAACAACAGCACACCGAAGAACCGGACAATAAGCGACGCGACAGCAGAAGAACTCGAGAGCAGGGGACTGTGGCGACGGGCTGCCAGAAGGTGGCAGGATGTGATGATTACTCTTCAGGAAGACAGGCACAGAGAACTTGCGGCAATGAGAGCAAGGGAATGTATCAGGAAGGCAAAGCGCCCGATACCTGAAAACCGTTATGATGTTCACGCAGTCAGAAGGGCCGCAGACAGGACAATACAACAGATGGGGCTACCGTCGCTTACTGATGAAATATGGCGTGATTACCCTGATAACGTAAATGATGACGGTTATTAACAGGCGGGGAAACACGACACCAGCGGGAGCGACACGGGGTAGCAGATGCCGCTGGTGGAACAGCACAAAGGGGGAGAACATGACAAAGCTGACCATTAACCGAAAACCAAAAGGCATATACGGCACACCGCAGAAAAAGACGCAGGAGGCTGAACAGCCGGATAAAACCACACCAGCGCAAAAGCAGAGCCGCGAGCAGAAAACACAACAGAAGACGGCAGCAAAACGCAAATCAGAAAAGAGCCGGAAAAAAAATATCAGACGCGTTGAACGCCTTGCCGCGCTCTGGCCTGAACTTTTCAGCCAGGAATCGCCCAGACCGCTTAAGGTTGGCATATTTGATGACCTGATGGAGGATATTACTGCGAGAGGTATTTCATTAGGTCAGGGAGCGCTTCGCGCAACGCTGGCGTATTATGTCAGTTCAGTGCGATATTACCGTTCCCTGATGGCTGGTGGCGTGCGTTACGACCTGAAAGGCCATCCGTGCGGGGAGGTGACACAGGAGCACCAGTTGAACGCGGGGAAGCGACTGGATGAGATGAAGAAAAAACAGCAGGAGCGCAGAAACATGAAGGCAGAAAATAAGCATAACGGTAAGCCACCAGCAGGGCATAATATTATTCTGAAAAATGCCAGTTCCTCGGGCGTACGGAAAGCATAAAACCCTGACCACATGAAGAGACGAAGCCGGAGCAATCCGGCTTTTTTACGCCTAAAAAAAGCCCGATAAGGTCACAGGGGGCTTATCGGGCTTTTGTATACGAGGTTTTTTATGGTGCACTGGCACACATGATCGGGATAATCATTTCATAATTTGCAACGTAACTCAATATTGTTGCGCAAAATGCAATCATGATTATAATCAGGACTGGATGAACATCCAGTTATGATTTTTTAAGTCAAAGAGGAATTTCTGACTATGGCAGAAGAGAAAAAAGGCGGGGTGACGGTCTACATAAGCCCCGACATCGTGGAGGCGCTCAAGGAACGCCACCAGCAGAATGTAAAAGCAGGCATTGCGGCAGGACTTGATCCGCTGGCGATGGTTGAGCCGTCAACAGGCTGGCAGGTGCGTACCTATTTACGTGCGGCGCTGGGTATGAATCAGGTTCACGGAGGTGAATAATGACAGGCAAAGCAACGGCACTTACAACTAACCAGCTTTTCGCGTACCTGAATCGCGGGGATATTTCGGAATTTAAATTTAGTCCGCTGTTTACCACGCTGTTTTTCCCGAACGTGGCGACCTTCAACACCCAAAACATCATGCTGGACACCCTGGACATTGAAGAGGTTACGATGTCGGCTTTCTGTTCGCCTATGGTGGGTAGTCAGGTCCAGCGCGATAAAGGGTACGAAACCAGCACGATTAAACCTGGCTACATGAAGCCAAAGCACGAAATCGATCCAACAAAGACCATCATGCGCATGGCTGGAGAAGATCCGGCACAGCTTAACGATCCAACTTACCGCCGTATGCGCCTGATTACTGGCAACATGCGCCGCCAGATAAACGCCATTAAGGCGCGCGTGGAATGGCTGGCGGTGAATGCGGTAACGACCGGAAAAAACATCATTGAGGGCGAAGGCATAGAACGCTATGAAATCGACTGGAAAATACCGGAAAACTGCATCATACAGCAGGCCAGTGGTAAAAAATGGTCCCAGCAGGATAAAGACATGCACGACCCAATCTATGACATCGAGCTTTATGCTGATCAGGCAGGTTGCCCCGCCAACGTCATGATTATGGGCGGTGAGGTATGGCGCACATTACGCAGCTTTAAAAAATTCCGTGAACTGTACGATCTTTCCCGTGGATCAGAATCCGCCGCCGAGCTGGCCTGTAAAAACCTGGGCGAAGTGGTGAGCTTTAAAGGCTATCTTGGTGATCTGGCCCTTATCGTCTATTCCGGCAAATACACTGACAGCGACGGCACCGAAAAATATTTCCTTGAGCCTGATTTGCTGGTCCTGGGTAACACCAATAATAAAGGGCTGGTGGCCTATGGTGCGATTATGGATCAGGAAGCGGTAAGAACGGGCGCAACGCAAAACATGTACTACCCGAAAAACTGGATTGAGGACGGCGATCCGGCGATTGAGTACGTGCAGACGCACAGCGCACCGCAGCCGGTACCGGCAGATATTCGCAAATTTGTTACCGTCAAAATTGCTTAACGGGGGATTCTATGGACGCTCCATATATTGAGTTATTTGCAGGCAGCCAGCAGGTATCCACGACGCTGGTACATTTTGCCGCTGATGCTGGCGTTATTCAGGAATTTACCCCGCTGATGCTGGCAGACAATGGCGAGTTTAAGGCGTGGGATGGTCAGGAATCTGGCAAAGCTGTTTATCTGACTTCGCACCCCGTGGACACGTCAAAGCAGAAATCAGCACAGTGTTACAAAACGGGGATATTCAATATTGCCGCCGTTAACTGGCCTGACAGCGTCGACACCGATGCGAAAAAATGCGCCGCCTTTGCGGGTTCCGGCGTATCCGTTCAGCCGCTGGCCCGATAAGCAGGGGGAACGATGGCAACGAATGAAAGTATCATGACGCTACCGCTGGCGAGTAAATTTAAAGCCGAAGCGCGGGCAATGGCTGACAGAGGTTTATCAACCTACGAGGCCATACACCGACTAAACAAACTGGAAGAACAGGACAAGCAGCGCGCTGATGCGATTATGGCGCTTCATGAATCTGACGACTACCAGCCGCTGTTACGTGCAATGGCTAACGTGCCTTGTATCGATGTTGGTACGGCTAAAAGCATCCTTAGCATGACCATAGAGCAGGAACGCCCGAAGGTTGCACCACAGCTTACTTCAGCCTTTGAAAACTTTATGGACATGCACAGCCCGAAAGCCGTATCAGCTGGCATGGCATACGATGGCAGAAACCCGGTCGATGACGGCAACATCGATCGCATACTGAAAACCATCTGAGACAAGGCCGGAGAAATCCGGCTTTTTTTGCGGGTCCTTTCCGGCATGTGGACCCGTTACGGGGCGTCGACCTCGCGCGTTTTCACTATTTATGAAAATTTTTCGGGATCCATGTCCGGTTTCTCTGCAAGTTAACTATATGAAAAATATAAAAACATGCTTTCTGCGAACCGGACATGTGCAAAAAATGTACAAACAAACCGGACATCGTACCCGTTAACCGGAAGTGTGCAAAAATCACACGCATTGCTGCGCGTGATTAACAATTTATCGGCTTTACTGTTCTGTATAGGCTGGGTGGCGTCATGCCGTAGCCGTTCTCCGTGCCAGCATGGAATAATCCGTAGTTACAGAGCGGTAAAGTTAAAAATCACTTTCTGTTACGCCATCAAATACGCGATACAACAACCATGTGTTTTTACAAAACCATTTGATATCATTGAATTTTTTCACATTAATGACATCAAAATACACCGTAAGGTTGTTGTATTTATTTTATTTTT